GTTGCTGGAATCTATGGAAATGTCGTCGATAACGGCAATTTCTGTTACCTGCAGGTGGGTGGTGTCGCTTTGTCGAACACCGCTGCCTCCACGGTAGCTGGAGACAAGGTCATTGGTAGCACAACCGATTTGGTGTTTGGTAGGAGTGCAGCGGGAGTTGCACCTATCGACACCGTCTTCGGAAAAGTTATCAGTGCGCGTGTATCCAACCAGAACAGCGTGATCCTTCAAGGTCTTAAAGGCATTGCTTCCTCTCCTTCAGCTTCCCTTGGCTTTCCCTGGGGGGCTTGCGCCAATGGGCTGCGCTTCGGATTAAAAATATTTAATCAGGAGAAGGACTGTGCTAGGATGGGTTTTCCTATTTAGCCCATCCGGAGTCCTTCTCCGGATCAACTGCCCTGGGGGACAATCCCCCGGGGCTTTTGCCGTTTACACGGCTATGGGAACCTTCGTCCCCATGTTTACTGCTGGGGACGCCCCCAAAGGTGCCGGCGGAGCGGGGGATCCCCCGGCCGCGGCCAGATCCCTGTTCACTTCTTCCCTCATCGAGGCAATGAAATATCGAATGTCAGGTAGAAGCTCTGGCTCCTTAACCTTCGCCAGCTCACGTTCGATATTCACCGCTGTCTGAATTGCTCCCCCTGACTCCGGAAAGGCGTCAACGGGCGTTTGGGGGACAGGGGCTCCCGATTGCGACAGCTTGATAGCCAATTTGGTAATGAGATTGTCCGCTATGGGAGCCAGGCCCGGTTTCATTTGGACAAGTTTTGCGATCAGGGTAGTGATCACATTCAGATCAGGTTCTCCTGGAGCTGCCATTCCTCCTGGAAGTCCAGGAGGCTGCTGCACTGGAACCTCTGCGGGTTCAGTAGCCGCCATCTGCTGGCCTGGGCTCGCCGCAGGAGGGCGTGCCATTTGAGCGGCAACATCCATGCCTGGAGGAGGAGCGATTCCTAGATCGGTGTAAGCCACAGGTTACTCCTTAGTAGGGATTACCCCCACCCTTTTTGCCCATCCTTCCACCGGAGTCTCCACCTCTCTCACCACCAGGATTCTTCTTGTTCACGGAAATCGGCTCTGGAGAGTGAGGGCAGAACACGGCCGGCGAAGTGAATGATTGAGCCGAGGGCATTGCCCCCGGAGCTGGATAGGTTCCCGGATCGTGCCCAGGGTAGTACGCGGGAACGACCAAGTCGTGTCCCGCCATTCCATCTTTATGTTTTGCCATAACGTCCTCCTGGTTGTGCTACCGCCGACTGGATTTCCGTCGGCTTGAGCGTTTCGATTTACGTTTCCCTTTGTCTGACCTTCGTTGCTCTGAAGCGGCAATGGCGGTTGCCATCTTTACGTCCGTGACAACCTCACCGGAGCCGCCGTGATGAAGGGTGCGCTCACCATATTCACCCATGACCCGTTTGAACTTTTTACCAACTTTTATCGGGCCTTTGTGCTTCTTCGCCATTTGTCCCTAGTTTCAGCATAAACAGCTTGTCAAGCCAACTTGAGCAAATTCTCTATATTTTGGGAGCCTTTTCCACCTGCACCGCCTTGAGTTCCTCCAGCAGCTCCCGACAATAATTGGCTCAAGGTCATGCGCCGAATCATGGCAACTTCTTCCTCGCCCAACTCGCGCATCACTCTCTCGTATTCGTTCTCCATTCCAAGTTTCCGGAACAAGGCTTTTGTGCTGTATCTTCCTTCCTTGGCTAAAGCAAAGGCGACAAGAGCTTCCTTCTCACGATTGGCAGTAAGTGTACTGCCTTGAGCCATCAGAAAGACGAACTGCTTCCGATGATCTTGCGGGTGAACCCCGGAAGGCGTCATTTCCCCTGGCACCCAATCAAAAACATCTTCAAAACTCACCCCATCCCGGCCCAGGAGAAACATTCGCCTACGAACGTCATAGAACTGCATGAAATTGGAGATCATCTGTTCGCCCAACTCCCGCAAGGCGACTTCGATGTAGCGTCCGCGCAAGCGCATGATGGTTTGCTGATTCTCCTTAAGGGATTCCAGGGTCGACCCGGCCGGTGTGACCTTCTTACGGGCCAGCCCTCCCACGTCGAGTAATCCTGAATCATCGTCCATCTCGTTTTGAGCGTACAAGAGAGTGTTCTGTACGAAGCTGGGAAGGTCGGGAATGCGAGCATATTGTGGTGCTGCGGGAGCCTGTGGACTGTATCCGATCTTGGCGTTAGGCATATTGGGATCCATCTGCGCCTTGACCGCATAACTGAAAGCATTGTCCGGGAAGATCAATGGAGGGTTGACCGCCTTCTTGATCATATCCAAGATCCCGGCCAGGACCGTGTTGACGATATCCTGCAGCGGGATCTTAGTTCTCAATTCACTGATCCCGTGGAACTGCCAGGGTACTGGCTTCAGTCGGACCGTGATGAAGGGATAGCGTCCGTGCCAGAAGGGATTGGGACCGTCGTACATCAGATCAAACTCATCCCCACCCGTGACGATCAGGCGTCCACGCGGGTAGAGCCTGTTTCCAGCATCCACTCGATAGGCCCAATTCGCGTCCGGTGGTCCCATGATCACAGGATTGTCTGAAGTGTTGAGCTGCTCATCCTTGATCCAAAACTCCGTGTAAGGGGCTTGCTGGAGAACTCCGGGCATGTACTGAGGGACACCGCCGATCACGCGCTTCATCTGTGGGGAGAGAAGTTCAAAGGCGTGCTGACCGACATACTTGGGCCTCGAGAACGGACGAGCATAGCTGCTGTGTTCGACGCTCGGCTTGACTTTCCATCCTGCCAGTGGAAAGCGTCTTTTGAAAAAGGCCAGGCTCTTGGTATCACGGTAAACGACACCCTGCCACTCCTGGAGTTCATGGGAAGGTCCGATCGGCATCACCTGAGAGATCCCCAGGGGTATCAGCTGAAAGTCACCTTCCCCTCCCATCAAGGAGGAGTTCCAGACAATCCGCAAGAATCCGGTACTGAGATAAGCATGGATCGTTGCCAGGGCCAGCTTCAGATCGTTGTCCTGCATCGTCCACCAAGCCTTATTCGTTTTCGTATGGATTTCGGCTTGTTCGTGGTAGATCTTGTTGAGGGTTTGGACTTCGAAGGTGGGTCGAACATCGGTGAGAACGGCTGTCACTTCTTCGAGCTGCCTCAAGAGGCGATTGTTGATCGGAGCAGCCTTATAGGAGGGTCTCTTGCTCGGCCATTGGTTCCCCATCAGGTAGGAGATGTGTTGATCGACCTGGCGCACCTCTTCAGAAGCCGACATATACTGCCAAGCCTGTTCATGAGCGGTGTGGCAGTATTCCTTTAGCCGCTTCTCTTGCTGTGCTGGATCGAGTCCTGGCCTGTACTGAAGCAGCTCCCAAGGCTGTTCTGGAAGTTTATCGGCATCCTGATCAAACAGCGCCATGTTTCTCCCGTTCCTGGCGGCGGTATTCTTCTGGGCTCACAATTAACCTTGAAGCTGGTTCTTCGGCCTTCGGCGGTCTGGATACTTCGATTTCGGCATCACACCCAAACTGATTGCAATAGAACACAACATCACCGTCTTCTCGCATATAGACAACGTCATAAGCCACTCTCTTTTGACGACGCTCGCATTTCGGACAAATGAAGGTCATGTACTCGGAGCCTTCTTCTTTGTACCTCCGAATCACCTTCATGATTTTGCCCGTGACTGTATCCTTTTCCTTTTCGCGGCGGTCGACCAGGCCCCCACCGCTGTTGGTGATTTTCAGGGCGGTGGTGTGAAGAACGAGTCTTGTCATCGGCCCCTTCTCCCCGCATCGAAATAGGTGCGATTCGATGTGTCTTTGTGCCTGAATCGCTGGTTGTGAGGTTTGGTTCCCTCGGAGATTAGGTTGGGGTCAGCGACCTGCTGCACTCCAAATCTGTTTTGAAGGTGACTCAGGTCTTTTTGAGTGCGTACCCTCAGTGGTTTACCTTCAGGATGGATGTGAGTCGTCGTGAAAGGCTCAAAGGGAGCGTTGACCGCTGTACTGAACAGCATTTCCATACGCTCCCCACAGCAACTCGGCCAGATCGGTTCCGGATCGAACTGCACGTTGTGAACGTCGAGTTCTCTACGTTCACATTTTGAGCACACAAAATCCCAAACGGGCATCAGCCTACCTTTTGCGATGCGGTTTCTACATAGAGACTACGCAGGTACTCCTCAAACTGCTGGTTGGCATATTCCTCAAGGGGAATCCCCATACCCTGCGCGAGGTCTTTGAACGATTCCCCGCACCATTCGGGCAGCGTGATCACGAATTGATCCTTCCGGAGAGTCAGAGGGCCTTGCCCAGGAGCCTCTTTGGGGGCAGCGTTCTGAGCGGCCTTGAGATCCTCTTTCAAGGAAAAGATTGCGCCGAACAGCTCAGCGGGACCACCGATATCCTGATTCAGAAGTTTCTGGATGCGATCACGGTTCTCCTGATCGATGACCAGGACCTCAGCGGTAACTTCTCGCGCTCCAGCTTCCTTCTTCTCCTCCGGAGTCACTTTGGGTTTTTCGGGTACAGACGTCTGTACTGGAGCTGGCTTCCCGAACTTCGCATTGGCCCGAGCAATCTCAGTCTGCATATCGGCGGTGTCGTTGAACTTGTGACCAGCGTCGCAGTAGGTGAAGAAAGCTCCCTCACGGTTTTTCAGGAAATTGTCATTGATGCCCCCGAAGCGGCACCGGGGACACGGAACATTCGATGTACTAACTTTCGATGACATAAAAGGTCTCCTCTTTCATTGTGCGTATCGCGTCAAGCCCTACTCCTCGACAACGAACATTCTCACGACGGGCGCGCGCAGTTTCTTTCCCTTCAAGACACAGGGCTTTCCAAGGGCGATTGCCGGGGTGAACGGGTGCGTATAAAACGCCATCTTGAATCCCGTCTTGGAGTTTCCTGAGAGCTTCTGTCCACACAACGGACAGTAGGCATCCGGAAAGATGGGAGCATCAATGAACTGCGGTGAGGTGGACAATTTCAACAATTTCCCTTCCTCAACCTGACCGCTCATCATCTTCCCGGTCAGCTCCTCTCGCTCCTTGTTGATCTTGTCTTGGATTCCAGTTGGTGCTGGAGCTGGCGTTGCTTCCGGGACCGCAAGGGTTTCCTCGGTGGTCGATACCAGTTCGTCGACCTGTTGCTCTCCGTTGGTCTCCGGAGCTGCTTCCGGGGCCGCTGCCGTTTCTACCTTCTCAGGCTCAGGCTTCTCTGCCTTGGCCTTGGTAGTCTTCCTGGGTGGTTTCGTTTCTTTTTCTGTGGCCTGGGCCACGTTTCCTGTTGTCATGTTTCCTCCTAAAGTAGGTTAAATTGCGAGTCCCCATGCTCGCCAAATCCTGGTTTATCATGAACCGGGGAATAGTCCGTGTTTTGAAAATCTTTGCGCGGATCCCGCATCACAACGCTCTGTTTTTCTGCCAGGAGATCTGGGTGGACCTGCCCAAGACATTTGGTGCAGATCATTGCCGCAAACAAGGTATCGTCGAACGTGCCCAACCGCGCTTCGAAGCGGTCGTCACCCACGTCGATAAATGTCCAGCACTCGTTAAGCAGCCTTTGGGAGCGCATTTCAAGCAAATCTTCGTCCATCATGGTCTTGAAATTGTCAATCAAGGCGTTGCGGCTGCGCGTCTGAGTCACCCATCCGAAATAGTTGGTGAGGTGTCCTTTCGTTTTATCTGCCCACCGCCAACGGTAGAGGTTGGGATACTTCAGGTGGTGCAGCAAACTCTCTAAAACCGTCTGAATGTTAAATTCGACGGAGAACTGACAGGTGTTGTAGAGAAAACCCAGGGCTGCTATTCGTCGAGCGAAGGGTGTTCCCCCTTTGTGGCCTCTCCACTCGGCAACCTGGGGGATCGGAAGGTGGCTCTGTGTCACTCTCCAGATTGAAGCGGCTGAGTAATCTTTGCCCTTCACGCCCTGGCCTGGGTCCGCTCCCCCGTAGTAGACCTTGTTCATCTTTGGAAATTCCCAAATCCAAAGAGGAGCGTCATTCATGCTCAGGTACTCGATCAACTGAGGGGTCCGCTGGCCGTTCTTCTGTTTGACCAGCTCGATATCTCCAAACCAGACCGGCTTGCGAATGAAACGCTTCTGGAGCCGCCGCAATTTCTTCTGTTCCCAAGGGATTGTTCCCTGGACGCGAAAGGCTGCTTCAGGGAAAGACGGATACTCCTGCTCGACCATTTCGGGGTCCTGGTCGACCGCTTCGAAGTCGGCTGCAGTTTCCCTTCTCCAGGCCAACTGTTCCCTGCTCAGTGTGACTCCATTATCCTCTCGGATTTTTATGATCAGATCTCTCTCGTCTTCAGTCGGCTGGAAGTCGCTCCGGTCCTGTGCGGTCTTAAAAGGCTTGCTGTACTCCTTCTGTTTCCACCAGGGGCAGAACTTCGGACGCCAGCTCAAAGCCCCTTGTTCGGCTCGCTGGTAAAGGCGATGATAGGGATCTTCGATGCCCTCAGCTGTTCCTTCCATGACCCAAATGGAAAGACGATTTCCTTTGGTCGCAGCGGGAAACAGATCGCGGGTCAGGATCTTCAGGTCACGCCATAAGCTAATTTCTGTCAGGTGTCCGTTTTGGAGGGTAAAGCCGCGACTGGATCCAGTTGGTTTGTTGGCTGAATCGACAAAGAAGTTGGAGCGGAGACCTGGGCGCTGCAGCCGGTCCTTTTTGTCTCTCCGATCAAACCGCATGAACTCGCCATGGACTTCGTACTGGATCTCAGGGCGCAACCACCAGGGCAGACAATCGTAGGCCAGGCGGCTCATATCGAAGATGTGAGAGGAGCGGATCCGTTCGTCGGCAATCACCAGGCTATTCGTCAGTTCATTGAAGATCGTTCGGTAGAAAATCATGGCCTGGACGATCGTAGACCAACCGATTTGACGAGCTTTAAGGAGAATCCATTTGATGGGAATGTTGGCTTCCCAGGATTCTACAACGTCTTCCCAGAGGATCTCCTGACTCTCCCAAAAGGGAAAGAGTGTAATCAGCTCCGGTGCGCCGAACTCGTCACCCTTGGTCGCGATAGCGTGATAATTTTCGAGGTAATAGCGAACGCTGTCCGGGTCGTTTCCGTGGATGCGTGCCAGTTCCGTGTTGAGATTGTCGCTCTCTGAAGGCAGAAGGTTGTCCCAACAGGCCCTCGTGTCTCCATCAAAGCCCAAAAACTTCTCGTCGAAGTGTTCAATGAGGTCTGCGACGTACTGATCTTTTCTCTTAACGACGTGCATTACACCTCAGTCCCTACACCGTACTGCTCGATGGTTTGAAGATGCTCCTGGTATTCCTCTTCGGACATACCGCTTGATTCCTTGAGCGAATCCAGTTCTTCCTTGAAGGCGGCTTTCTGATCGTCCACGATATTGAAGCTGCCATCAGTCTTTTCCTCTTTGCGGTGATCGCGTTGGAAATTCATGACTCGCCGCGTGGCTCCAAACTCTCGAGCGAGTTGCGCATCCAGGGCTCGGGCAATCGTTATGTAGTACCAGCTCGTATAGAGAACAGCAGCCAGTCCAAAAAGAAAGAACCCGACGCCCAGGGCGCCGATCCCTACAGCCAGAGCGAACCAAGATGCGGAAGCGGGCATGGGGGGGACCAGGGCCACAGCGCCGGCCATTCTCGAAACAAAAGATGGTGCTATCAGCCAAATGAGATAGACAGCTCCAACGACCAGGGTGTATTTGATTATCCGGGGCATGAACCGCGAGAGTGATTTGAGCCAGGCCATCGGTTGAAACCGCATCCACACATTCAGAAATAGACCCAAGGACACTCGTAAGACCTTGTGCCGTAAGATAAATTCCTGTACTTCTAGAAGTCCCATTCTGGCCCCTTGTCTTCTTCTTCCTCTATCGGCTCGACGTCGACAATCTTTTCCGCTGCGGCTGCAGCCATGCTGTCCTTCTGCTGCTGTCTGATCCTGCGCATCCTCTCTTCGAAATCTTCGTTCTGGGCGACGTTAGTGGTGTTGCTCTGATTCACATTGACGACGGTGGTGGGGACTTGCGGTTTCTGCTCCAGGGAGGTTATCTTCTGAAATTCCTTGAGCCCCGCCAGCATCATTTGGTAATCCACGGCTGTTATGGTGACGTACGCCCCTTTGGACTGGTCGAAGGAAACGTACTTCCGCTTGCCATCAACCATAATCTCTATCGCCTTGAGGACTTTTTTGTGGACCTTGGTTCGGATCAATTTACGCAGTTTCTCGTTCTCCAGCTCCCCCTCAAGCCTTTCCCGCATGATTGCGTTTTGGGTCAGGAGTTCAAACTTCTTCTCGTAGTGGAGTATGTCCATCCTGACGGTTTCCACTTTGACGTTGTACTCCTCGGCAATCTCTTCAAGCGATTGCCCCTGCTTGAAGCGTTCATAACGTCTTGCGCCCACGCTGTCATCAATGGCGCACATTTCCGCGTAGTCGGGGGCCAAAGTCAGCTCTTGTTTAGCCATACAGTTTTTTCTTGTAACGCCTCACCGTCTGTTGGAGGTCCTGAATCTTGTCTCTATATTTTGTGCGGATCTTCGTGGTCAGTTCCTTTTCATGGCGAAGCAGAATGTAGTCATGCAATCCCTCCGGTGTGGGATTCAGTGTTCCCCGCTGGATCGCTTCACTGACCGCCGTGCCTTTCATTCCCAGGATACGAGCTGCTAAAGCAACGGGAATCTTCCGACAGGTATGAGCATTGATCCAGTGTGAGCGATTGGGTCCGCAGAGTCCTCCAGCGAGATCGTTCTCGGTCATCAGCCGATTCAATTCCTCAATCCGGATCCGGACTACTCCTTTAGCATTAGCGAACTGAGGCACAGGATGGGGGATAGCAAAGGCACGAATGTACCCCTGTTTTATGAGCCGACTGATGGTGGGGGGGCTGATCCCCAGAAAAACACCCGCCTCTTGTTGGCTGAAAACCTGCTTTTCCCCGTTGTTCATTAGCCTCTATTTTGAGCATACTGAGGGTGTCAACCCCCAAACTTGATTTTGGTCAGGGAATTGGGCTACGATTGTCGAAGTTCCCTAAGATATTCCCTATCCTGGGGTAACCACGGAAAAGCAGGTTCTCTTCGGAGGACCTGTTTTTTTTTCTAGCGGTTGATGATCACTCCAGGCGGTGTGTGATTCCTGGAGATCCCCCCAAGCCCACTTCCACCGATTGA